TACCGCTTGACTTGTCGCGTAGTCGTATGCCCTTTATCGACATCCAGTCGTATATCGCTTTTTGCATAGGCGACATTTGACCTTTCGCGGGTTTGCTTCCGCTACCTCGTTTGAATGAGTACGTCGCACCTTGCGACTTCTGCGTTCCATTCACACCATTTTCACGGAATAAGAAATACTTTCCTGCTTTTCCTTTCGCGTATACCGCCACGTTTATCTCTTTGCCCTTAATCTTCAATCGATAAGCGAGTGACTTCTCGAGCGTACCACTTGCAACCGCGTTGGTGTAGTTGCGTCCCACTTTTCGCTTCATGCGATAGTCGGACTGCATCAATTCGACAAAGCGTTTAGCCATGTCGTTCACTACCGCGAAGAAGTTTGGTGCGCTCTGTTCGTTAGCCATTTGCTTCGCTTTCCTCTTTTATCTTGTTAAAGAATTGAATCAATGGTAAGCCAAATTTGCAAGGCATTTCTTGAATGAAAGCGTCAAGTTGCTTCAAATGTTCCTCTGTTAAGTTCATAGTTAGAAAGATAAAATTGTTACTCCTATTGCGTTTGCAACGCATTGCTCCACCCACGTATTGTCTTCACCCCACGCTGCGAATTCTTCTTCGGTCAATGTGTAATTTCCATTGCTTAAAACCTTTGAAGGCACTTCTTCAGTAGCCTCTGATTTCAATTCGTAATACGTTGTGCAAGTTGTTGCAGATGTTTCGAAGTTGAGAATGAGTACGCTCATCTCTGTTGCTGTTCCTGCATTTAGCGGAAATGTGATTGGTTGAATTTTAGCCATTGTATAAATATTAAAGTGATGTTATTGTTTCCCACGCTGCTGCTCCACGAACGCATAACTTACCCAAAGTTGTATCGTAAACAACAAGACCACTCGCAGGCGAAGCAATAGCGTTCTTTTGCGTTGTGGTCATGCGCGGAGGAAGGAAGCCTTTTGTTGTGGATTCAAGTGTTAAAATAGAAGACGCCACGTCTGTGAATGTTCCTCCGTTTTGAAGAAGAAGATTGCCCGTTGACTGAAACATAGTCATGTATGAAACAGAACTCGCTCCTTTTACGGTTAAATTTTGACCATTTGTCTGAAGAATATTTAATCGAGCAGTATCTGTAAAAATTGTTGAACTTGCTCTTATGCTACCTGTTACATCAATTTCAACCCCTGGTGTTCTTTTTATTCCTAAATAACCATTCGTATTATCCCAAATAAAATTAGTTCCAAATCTAACACCTCCATTCACATCGAGCCTATATCCTGCGTCTGTTGCTGCTCCTGTATTTTGAAGTACAAGATTTCCTGTAGTTTGAAATAATGTAGCGTAAGATGCTCCACCGCTACCTTTAATAACTATATTTCCACCATTAGTTTGAATTACATTTGTTTGCGTAATACTGCTAATCAATGTTCCTGAACCTCCTGCTGCTCTAATATTTCCATTTACATCTAAACTAACACCTGGCGAAGCCGTACCAATACCCAACCTTCCATTCGTATTGTCCCAAAATAGATTCGCAGATTCCTGCAATACGTTGCCCGTTCCTTCGAATAACACACGACCAACAGTTCCGCTTGTTATTGGTGTAGTGCCTACCGTTAACCCCGTCGCTATTGTGAATGTTCTATTGGCTGAAAGGTCTTGCGTAGTGCCGTTAATCGTTAGCGTTCGCGTTGTTGGAACTGGAGTGTAGCCAAGTGCCGTTTCAACAGTCTTGTTCTTCCAAAGACTTGTTGAACTTTCATAAGTCAACACGTTGTTGTTCGCAGGTGAAGTAATATAAACGTTGTGTAATTCATCTAACTCCCACCCGTTCATAATCTTCACATAGATTTTACCGTTATTCGCGTGAGCGTATTCAACGTAACCTATCACAACAATGTGTCCTGTCGCTCCTGTTGGCTTAATGTTAGTTAGCGCACCCGCTGTTGTTGGTGAAAGGTAAAGCACGTCACCATCTACCCACGTTTCACCTTGTAGACTTCCTGTTGTATTAATGCTTTCAAGTTGCCCTACCGTCTGAATAAAGCCTTCTTGGTTTGTCGCTATTGTTTCGCAAACAATACCTATTGTGTCGGCTGAGTTGTTGTCATTATTTGCTTGCGCTAATTCAACAGCAAGTCTTTGACCTTGCGCTCCGCTAACTCTTACCGCTTGGTAAGCCGCCTTCGTAAGCGTTGTGTTTGGAGTTACTTTGTTAACCACTCGCGCTACTAAATCTACTCCGTTCTTAAGCGAAACGCTACCGCCTTTAAGCAACGTTTCTGAACTACCAATTGTGTTGTTCCATTGCGTTGCACCTACCACGAATCCTGCACCCGAAGGGCTGACGTTTAACGCTAAATGGTCGGCAGTTAAATTGTAAGTTCCTAAGTCTACATCGGTTGTCGCTCCAACGTAAGGAACAAAGCCGCTCACGTCTGGAATGGTTGGCTTGTTGTCTAAATCGTTATAATCGTTCGAGAAACCTACCGCGCTGATGTCAGCGGTGTTCGCCTTCAAAAGTATTTCAGTTTGAAGATCGTCGATTGCGCTTTCGATGTCTATAATCGTTTGACAAGAACCTATCGTCGCACACGTCAACCCCACTTCGTCAGTCAAAAGATACCAACCCCGCACCCCTTCATCGTTCGTTCCGTAGTAGTAATTTGGCGAAGGCTCTGCCTCGTCATTAACCAAAGAAACATTTCCATTCTCGTCGCGTGTGATTGAATCGATGAACGTCAAGATTGATCCTGTACCACCTGTGCTACTCTCAAACATATCGTTCCACTCAGCAGGGATAGAACACGCGTCCCAATAATAAGGAACGAGAAGGTCAAGACTCACCGTCCAACCTGTTAACGTGTGTTGAAATTCTTCAAGGAATGGTTCAAGACTTACGTTGTTGACAGTAATTAAGTCACCGAACAAAACGCGGTGATTCGTAATCTCAGCAATTAAGTCTTCTGCTATTCTTTGAAGGTCTGATAACGCTTCACGTTGGTATTCGCTCTTGTCTTCCTTGTCGCGTGGTAAGTCAGCAAGGACAATCTGAAAAGAGAACGTCTTCATTCCTTGCGAGTACGTCACGTTTGAAGGGATGACGTGCATGAATGGATACTCGCCAAACTTTTCAAGGTCTGAAACCTCGATTTGTCCGTGTGAAAATCTCTTTAATATAAAGTGTCCAGAAGCAAATGCTTTGAACCTATCGATGAGAGCGTTGTAACTTTGTACGTTCGACATAGTTGTAATCAATTAAGTAAGTCATATAAGTAAATATCTCCCACGCGCTTTTTTCCGTAATTGCGTCAAGTTTTGTTATATCGCGTCCGCAGGCTTCCATAAAAAGATGATACCAACCGTAGCGTCCTAAGACTTGGTTGAGGTTGTCTCGGTCTTCAATTGCTCCGTCAACTCCTCCGTCAACTTCTTCACCTCGTTCTCCAAATAATCGAGCGAAGTGTTGCTTAGTTCGTTGAGCAAAGTCGAAAAAAAAAGCATCGCACCGTTGAATTGTTCGAGGGTCATTTGCTCGACGTACCCTTCAACGAGTTCACGATTTTGCTTGCTGTGTGGTACTATTGTGTACTTTGAACCAACGCGTTTGTCGATAGGGCGGTAAAGCGTTCCCATAATCTTGACCATATTGGTTGAAACGTCAGCAGCCCACGTTGAGATGTCCGCGTACTCGCCCATTGAGATATAATAGAGGTCGGGAATGAAACCAAAGTCTTTGTCCTTGATCGTGATTGTCTCGAAAAACTTTGCACTTTCATTTGCGAGTGTGTCTTCAAACGCTGCGAGTAAGGTAGGCAAGTGTTGGAAAGGAATCTGCTCCGCCTGTTCTTTGAGTAGGTTGCTGATTGAAACTAAACGCTCAATGTCGTTCTTCGCGTTGTGGTAGTCAACATATTGCTTGACGCTTATCGAAGAATAGTCAGCGGGTATGCTTACTTTTATACTCATTTCTTTTTGTTGTTTAATATCTACAATATCAATTATTTTGTTGAAAATACACCCGACTTTAGCTCGGTGTTATGTGATAGCAGCCTTTGCGAGGTCTAACACAGCTACTTGCGACAATGACGCGTCCATCCGCAAGGCACTCTCCCGTGGCGCTCATTTCTGAGTAGGAGGTCCAGTTTTATGAACCACAATACAAACACCCTTCTTCGTCGTCGTCAATAGTGTTAGCTTCGTTGTATATGCGTATTGCTTCCATCTCAATCTGTTCTTTCGTCCACTCTGGGTGAAATGCGCCTATTTGAGATTTTAAGAAGTTTAATTTATTGTCGCTCATTTTTCGTAATTTACAAGTGTTGCGTCTATGCCTTTATCTTTTAGTTCATTCACAACGTCTGGGTTGTTATCGTAGTGTTTTCTGATGCGATTGTTAACGATGAAGTCAATCTTTGCGCTGTTGCTTCCTGTCAGCTTCACGCGGTTGTGTGAGATACCTAAGTCGTCTGCTACTTCGTACACCGCTTTGCTTAATCTTGGAGTTCTTGCCGTCACGATGTACACCATATACCCCTTCGATATAAAACGTTTTGCAAGTGCTTTGCCTTGTGGTGTTGAAAGAGTACCGTCAAAGTCGAACGAGATACGTTCTTGCGCGTTTAGGTTGCGTCTTATTTTGTCAAGGTAGTTCATTTGTTTTCTTTGTATGTTGCGATGCAAACAGCGTAGCGTTGGTTCGCTTCTGGATATTCAGAAATCATCTTGTCATCTGACATACAGCGAACGAGAAACTCGTCTTTCGGTTCTGTTGAGGTTGGTATTGGTATTGGCATATCCTTATTTTAAGTTTATTTTATTGTTCTTTGTCGCAAAAATCTACTATACTTGCGACGAATCCACATTATAACAATTATGTTCTTTTTGCATATCATGTGCCTTCTTTAAAATCGCGTTCCACTCCCATTTGTCTTTCGGTGTGTTCCACAACTCTTCGAACATCCAGTCTAACGCGTTCATCTTGATTTGATTTCGCGCACGTCCCAAAACATTTCACAGTCACCGTCCTTCAATACAGGTGTTTTTTCAAAATAGCTTTGTCGATATGGGTTCGCCTTCGCGAGATACCGATAGCAGCTGTTTGTTTGGTTGCAGTTAATGCCTTTGCACATTGTGATGTCAGCCATATTTATACTATTAATTGTTCAACGTCTATCTGGTGTTCTTTGAGCAGTTCGCGTATGTATTCGAATACTTCTTCGATTCCTTCTTGATATGCGCCTTCTTGCCTGTCGTTGTACTTCGTGAACTTGCGGTAACCGTTCATGTCGATTTCCCATAACAACATTGCCATGTCTTTTGCCTTCATCATGCGCTCGAAGTCCATACGATCGTCTGAATCGTTAAGGTCAAATGTTAAATTTGCTTTACTCATTCGGTAATTTGTCGAATTGGTTGTTATAATTTGTCGTTGATGATTATTTGAATCGGCGCATCGTTCACACCTGCTAATTCAGTTCGCTCAACGTACCCTCGTTTCTTTCCTCGTGTCTTCAAATAGAAAATTGTTGCGCTTGTGTTTGGAGCGTCTTGAATGCGGATTACTTCACCGTCTGGTGTTGACACCTCGCGGTGCGCTCCCTTAATCAATTCGAATAACTGACTCTCTGCAAAGTCTATTGCAAGGTCGGTTAATGATTCAACTGCGTTGCGATATTCTTCGTCCTCATTCATCCAACGGTAGTGTGAGTTTCTTTTTACACCAACTGATTCACAAGCAGTTGTAACTACACCCAAAGAACTCTCCAACGCTTTTAGCATTGCTTTCTTTTTTAGTGTATCTTTTTGTTCCTTTTCTTCACTCATAATTTATAAATATAAGAACTACCCCAATTTACTCTTGTAATGGTTAATAAGTTGTTCCATTCTTGAATCGTAGTATTTCGAGAATGTTTTGAACCCGTCATTGTCCTGTTCGAATAGTCTGAATAGAACACCTCTCAATCGTTGTGAAGGCTTTTTGAGCGTATCTTCTAACTCTGACTTAAGACTTTCAACTGCGTCCAGTTCTTCGCGCTTAAAATCTTCGTCTTTGAATGCAAGATAACCAAATTGATTAGCGATAGTGAATAGTTCGGACGCTTGCGCAGGTGAAAGTTCATTAGTTCCAAACGTTAGTTTTAGTGTCTTGTCCTTTCGTGTCGTTACTGCTTCGAGTTGAGCGGGAATTATAATCATATGCTAAAGATACGAAATAGATTATTAACAATCAAGTATTGTGGAAATCTATTTGTTGTTTGATTGATTGAATGAAGTATATTTGAATACTCGTTAATATCAAAGCATTGCCCCAAGCATTGTGCTGTTATTAAGTTAACGAGTACGGTGTGCGGGGCAACTTCTTTTGTAGCAATTTGAGAAATGGTCTTGTCCACATTCAACCCATACCAACGAAGTGTGAAGTTGGTGAATGAACGTGATAATTAGAAGGAAGGTTATTTGTAGTGGTAATGGATGACGTTAGTATCATTTGTGAGATTATACAATTAACCAGTAACAACAGTTGTAAATAATCCAAGCAATGCAGAGGTGCAACTTGGGGGTGAAACTTAGACAAGTTAACTGATTGCCTGTAACCCATCAGGATCTTCTGAATTATGAGTAACTACTAAACACTATTAAGTAGTAGTTAAAAGGATTAATGATAAGGCATAAATGCGAGTTTAATGTCTTTTCACCCATAAACCTTTCTATGTCCATATTAAAAATATATGAGTAAAATAAACAAGAAAGCAAAGCAAGAATTATTCATTCAATTGCTTACTAACTACAAGACAAACAATGTTATAACGTGGCATCACTTCCAACACGGTCACTTTCGCGTTTTCACACCGAATAAGACAGTCGATTTCTTTTTGAGTGGTATGCGTTGGCACGACATTAAAAACAACACCAGAGGCGACGTATCGAGTTTACAAGAATTTCACTTGTACATTTAGTCAACGTTCACGTCTTTCATCGATTCAAGAAACGTATTGATGTCTTTCTTGACGCAGGGCGGACACGTTGAACGCTCGTTGAACGCTCCTGTGGCCTTGTCTTTAAACGAATAGAAGCGAAGCATATCTTTCTGCTCCAAACGTCCTTGCGCTTTCATATCGAGAAGAAAACGTTTGAACTCTATTTGTTCGTCCATTGAAAGAACACCGTTCCATTTTGACGCTGGACAGGAAGCGAACGCGAGCTTTGCTTTGATAGGCATTACACAGCCGCAAAGTTTTATTGACTTCTTGCGGAACAATACTTCGGTTTCAACTTCTTCGCCAACGATCAATGGTCCGCAGCTTTGCGTTGAGGGTTCGAAGAATTTACAGGTGCGACAAATTTCTAAACGTCGCTTATACTCATTTGACTTTGCGAATAACATTGGCTCTTATTTTTTGTTTGATATTATCTATTGTGCGGTAAAGGAAAGGCATTGGTATGCCTGTTTGTTTTGACAGCTCTCGATAGGTGAAACCTTCGAAGATGTATTCTTGAAAGATAAGACGTTCAAACTCGCTCAGACGACTAATTAGAATATCCAGTTGCTCGTTTGTCATCCTTGCGCCTAACCACGTCTTATCGACTTCGTGCGCGTACTCTTTGAAGTCGCGTCTATTCCTGTTCCAGGCTATCGTTTGTTTGTAGAATGGCGAGGTAGGCGAATTAACCGCGAGATACATAACACGGATAAGATAGAACTCGAAATCGCCTGTATCAATTAAGTTTTCAATGTGTTTACTTCCAAACATTGACAACAAAGAATCGTGAAGTAAATCTTCATAGTAATCTTCGCCTCGCGAGATATTCTTCGCAAGTTCTTTAAATTTCTTATAGTGTCCTTCTATGTATTGGTCAAGTGTCACTCATTAAAATATTCGTCGATAACTTTGATTGCTTCTTCATTACCCTTACAAATATAAGAACAATAGCCCCTGTTTCTCAATTGCTCCTGCCAACGCTTTTGCTCTGGCGATGCAGTACCACCTTTTTCTTTCTTCATCTCAATGGCAAGACCATAGAACTCACCGCGTGGTTCGTAAATGAACAGATCGGGAAACCCTTTAACGTAACCCGTGCGTTTCATCTTGATCGCTTGAAGGTAACTCGTCCTCATTCCACCTGCTGAAGCGCAGTACAACGCGTCGGGATATGCTAAACGAAGGTACTTTATAACTATTTCTTGTTGATTTGCTTCGCTTTCGGGTGCAATTTTACGCTTCGTACTACTTTTTTTGTAAGTTTTTTTGTATGTCGTAACATTCATTTTCAATTAGTTAGAAATTAT